AATCTTCTTCATCGCTTAAATGGCTTGTATGGCTGATGTAATCGCCAATATGGAATGGGTAAAAATTCATACTATGCCTTGTCAAAAGCAGTCAAAAGGTGGACTTGGCAGATCGGTGACTAAGCGACTTTTCGGGTGCTACCCTAGCCTGTCCATAGAGTTTACTACTAAAATTCAAATTCCTTGTAATCATATCTTCCATTGTCTTTTTTAAACCATCCAAAGACAATAATTCGCCAACCAGCTTCCAACAATAGGGGTAAATACTCGGATTCTTCTATTTTTTTAATTCTGGAAGAAATGTTAGATTTGCTAGTAATCTGCACTCCAATTGTTTCACCTCTACCAATAGCCAATATGTCAAAAACCCCAAACAAGTCTTTTTTCCTTTTGGTAAAAGCATTGTAGCTTTCGACTATATCGCATTGGTAGCCCCTGTCCTTTAGAAGTGCAACAGTTCTTTGATTTAAGCTGGTCATTCCTAATCATACAATAAAACATAAATGTTGTATTTTTGACACTAGGGTATGTCCTAAGTCGATTTATGTTTACTTTGCTTAATTCTGGTAGCAATATACTTATATCAACAACCAACAAGGAATCACAATCATGAAATTAATTGAAATCTACAAACAAGAACAACGCTACAACCCACGCATCAAAGCTACTGTTGGTGGTGCTTGGATTGGTGTATTGGCTAATGGCGATGAATTTCCAATCTGTGCAGACTATCAAGCCAAAAGTGCTGACCATGCTCGCTTAATTTATCAAGAAGATCAAAACCAATCTGATCGCTTTGATGTAACAAATAAATACGACAGATAATTACTAGCCCTTTGGGGCTTTTTACAACCTTTATAGGAATCACAATTATGAAACGCTTTAACAAAGAAAATACTTTAAATCACCTTTGGCATCATGTTGAAAAACTTGAAAATGAATGGGGTTTTGATCCTAACAATGGATATTCTCAAGTTACAAATGCCGATTTTCAAAAAGTTATGGCTTATGGTCAATATGAAGCCTATCAATCAATGATTGATTCAATTAATTACAACAGCCTTTAACATAGGATAAAACATGAAAAACCCATTAACACCAGAACAACAAAAAAGACTTAGCAATGCATCTAGCAAAATGTCCAGAGAAGAATGGAGCAAGCTACCAGTTGGTGTAACAGACCAGATTGCCGCTAAAATCGACAGAGTAATTTTAGAATTACATGAAGAAAACCCTATGGCTTTTAGCACCATTGCTTACTATGATGAAGCTCTTGCTAAAGTTGTGTTTACCAAAAAATCAGTTGGCATACATTTCTTCCAACACTCATACAGAAAATAATATGAAAGACTTTATTCTTGGTGGTTTACTTGGCTTGTTGCTTGCCATAGTAATTTTTGGAACTCATTATCTTAGAACTGGATATGTGCTATGACTAAATATGATAACTGGCTTGAATCACCTTATGATGAAGCTGAAAAAGAACAGGCTGAATTTGAAGAAAAAGTAGCTGAGTTGCTTAATGGTGATTACAGTCCAGATTTACCAGAAAATATAAAAGAAGCAATTGCCGATGATGCTTTGTTTGGCAGTCATTGGGATGCTTTGGTGGATGCCATTCAAAGAAATGAAAAAGCAGTTGTTGGTTTGATTATTACTACTTGCTTGTATGAATATTGGGAAGCCAGAGCAGAAAAGGATTGCGAATAATGATAAATTTTTTAATTTGGTTTTTTGCTATATCTGGCTTGGTTACTTGGGGGTTTGCTATTTTTGTAATTACAAATATTTGTTTGCAATTGTGGAATGCAGAAAAATGAACCCAATTAAATCACTATTTTGGTATATCTTACAAAGAGAAATTGCTAATAGAAAGAATAAGAAATGAGCAAGTACAAAGAACTACGCACAATTGATGTATCAGCAGAAACAAAAAAAAAGGGTCGCTTTACATATTTACCTTGGACTTATGCTGTTGATACATTGTTACAACATGACCCACAAGCCAATTGGTCTTATGGTGATGTCATTCACTTTAATGGGACTATGATGGTAAGTTGTTCTGTTACTGCATTTGAAAAAGAAATGACTGAGTATCTTCCAGTTATTGATGGCACAAACAAAGCAATTGCTAACCCTAATGCTATGCAAGTAAACAATGCTATGAAACGATGCTTAGTCAAGGCTATTGCTTTACATGGGATTGGTTTATCATTGTATGCTGGTGATGAATTTTGGGATGAAACAGAAGAACCAATATCTGATAAAGTTAATCAATTATTGGAATTAGCTAAAACACCAGAAGAACTTATGAAAGTGTTTGGTGAAAATTGGGCAAAATTAAAAACCAAAAAACAGCAAGATGAAGTTAAGCCAGTTTATGAAAAGCGAAAGGCAGAACTAAATGCGACTAGCCCAAGAACAACCTGATAATGTTTGTACTGATTGTGGAAAGTCTTGGGGATTAGAAAAACCTAGATACCACGATTACAGGGTTTGGCTAGATACTTGTGATGTTTGCAAAAAATTAACAGCAGTATGTGATGCATCTGAGTATCGGTATTTAAAAGAGGGCTGGGATGGAAAAGAAGTTTTGTGTTAGCTGTCAAGTAGTAAGAGATGCAGTTGGTTTTAAATTGGTATTAAGAAACAAGACAAAAGTATGGAAGTGTGCATTATGCTTAAAGCGACAATCCGATCAACAATATAGGAGTAAACATGGTAGATAAAGACTTTATTTATACTTCGGCAAGTACAGACATCACCATTCGGTGGAAAAAAATATATGGCTATGTTCCAGCAAGCGAACAAGAGCAATATAAAAAGAAATGGGCTGATTTTAAAGCATTATTTCACAGGACACTTGATGATTCTGATGCTATATTTATTGATCCTAAAGTGCGACAGATTTGGCAAAAACATCGAAAGCAAAAAGTATGAATCCATTTGCACAACAGGAATTTGATAAGATACCAAAAGCTGTTTGTTCTCCAGAAGAATATTTTGAAATGGGCTGGATGGCGGCAATCAATACTTTGTCTAAAGAATTTATGACCAAATGGGAAAGGGCTGAGATGGATGATGTACAGTTGATCCAGATGCGACCAACGGATCAAATGCCAGATGATGAAGCAGAATAATTGGTATCCATTATGTTTTGAATCAAGAGCCAAATATATTTCATGGAAAGAAGCAAGGGATTATGCTTATGAAGTAGCTTCGGTTTGCGATGATTGCAATGCAGATTATTCAGCACAAATGCAAAAACAAAAAAGGTGCATCCCACAAGATGCTATTTTAAATTCAACCAACAGTAGGAAACCATGCAAACTAAAGACTATTCCGAGTTATACCTAGATGCTCAATGTGCTATTAAAAATTGTCATTTATTTTGCTTAAAAAGCGATTGGGAATCAGCAAGCAAGGCGGCAGAAGCGGCATCAGAATACGCAAAACAACTACAGGATACGATAAAAAATTATGACCACATTTACAACACAAGACAGGCTTAATGCTTTAGAACCAATCCCTTTTGCTGGATTGGTAGATTTAGAGATTAAACAGGGAACTGAGGAATGGCATCAGATTAGGCTTGGCAAAGTAACAGCCAGCCGAGTTGCTGATGTCATGTCCAAGGTTAAAACTGGGGAATCTGCTGGTAGAAAGAACTATAAGATGGATTTGGTGGTTGAAAGGCTTACAAACAACCCTACAAGCAGTTTTAGCAGTCCAGCTATGCAATGGGGTACAGAAACAGAACCATTGGCTAGGATGGCTTATGAAGCCAAATTTGGGCTATTTGTAGATCAGGTTGCTTTTTGCAATCATCCTACCATTAGCAATTTTGGTTGTAGTCCAGATGGAGTAGTTGAGGATGGGCTTATTGAGATTAAATGCCCAAATACTACTACCCATATAGAATATTTAATGGGTGGAGTTCCCCCATCAAAGTATGTCCCACAAATGCAGACACAGATGGCTTGTACAGGGGCTAGATGGTGCGATTTTGTATCATTTGACCCTAGACTGCCACCTGAGTTGCAATTGATTGTAATTCGCCTGAATAGGGATGATGCATATATTCAGGAAATAGAAGCAGAAGTTAAGAAGTTTTTAGATGAAGTTGAACAAATTTACTCACAATTGAAAGCGAGAATGTAATGGGTATTAAATATGACTGTATTGTTAAGAATGGTACTTATACCGATAAAACTGGTGCTGAAAAGAATCGGTGGCAAAAGATTGGTGTATGTGTAGAAACCAAGCAAGGTGGTTTGGCAGTTAAGCTAGAAACAATCCCTGTAACTTGGGATGGCTGGATTTCACTAGCAGAGCCTAAACCAAAGGAAAATGCTCCACAAACTGCCCCACTTGGTGGTATAGAGGAAGATATACCCTTTTAAAGTTCATTAGCAGATAGGGCTATTACTTCACGATGTTGCCCGACAGCCCAGCATCCACCTATCAGGCTGTCAAGATTCAAACAAAGCTCTTTCATCATTTCTTCGGTTTTGCAAGCCTTTAAGAATCTTGCCACCAGCCATGATGTACTTTAAGAATTCCATCGATGCCCCTTTAAAATCTTCTCGATTAACCTTTGAACGCAAGGTTGATCTTTGTAGTGTCCCCAGACCAACATTAAAGCTAAAAGAAACCAAAGCATCGAACTGACCTTGTGTGAGTTGAACAGGACAGTATTGCTCAACACCTCTTTCAAACCTAGCCAAATCTGCTCTAAGAATATCATCGACTTCTTCCATGCTAAATGTTTTATTATCTTCTGATCTTAATGGCACAAGCATCCTATCATCCATCTTTAGCTTTGCCTGTTCTGGATACAACACATGACCAACACCAATTGTCCAAAGATTTGCTGGGCATCGATAGGCTTTTTGTCTTACACCTTCATGGTGTTTAATCATGTCTATTGCTTTGCTGGATACTTTCATTTCTTAAATGCTTGTGTTCCAAACCAAAATGATACAACAGATGCCCAGATAGTTTGAGTATCATCATCCCATAAAATGTTCATGGCACTACTAAATTCGACACCAGTTTTAATAGCATAATAAAAGCCAAAAGCATCTACAAATACCAATAAAAAGAATAGTCCATAAGTAATGGTTGGTCTAACCATAGCTCGCATATTGATTACCCATTGGCTTGCACCTTTGCTGATTTCAATATCATGCTGGTATAGGGCAACTCTTTCTTGTGTCTGGGATTCAATTTGTATTTGCTGGGTTTTAATGTCCTCAACATGAGCTTGGGCAATATAGCCCTTTTCAGCCATTGCTAATTCTCTTTCGGTTTGTATCCTAGCCATATCTAGTTCATGACTTTTATCAGCTTTATCTTGAAAAAAATTAAGAATGCTAGGCAAGCCACCAGATAAAAAAGATACTACTGTAGTAAGTAAAGTAAACATTATGATCCCCAATAAACATATATTCCAAAGGCAATCCAAGCAGTAGCTACCACCCATGCCCACATTAAAAAATTAAAATCATCATTCACCACTTGTACCCCCAAGTTAAATACCAAGAAATTACTGCGGCAAATGCAAAGCAATAAAATTGCACCCTTCTAATTGCTTTTAAATCATGCTGGTATTCTTCATTGTTTTTGCGATCCATGTTCTCAATATCCAGTTTAATTTTTAATAATGCTTCCCATTCTTTAGCACCATGTTTTTTTACAAAATCTAT